TCGGTGTTGGGGATACTGTTGGTGTATTCGTTGTTGTTGGAGATACAGTTGGAGTATTCGTCTGAGTAGGTGTCATTGATGGTGTAGCTGTGTTCGTTTGAGTTGGAGTATTTGATGGTGTTTGTGTAGGACTAGAAGTTTGGGTCGGAGTTTGCGTTGGTGTTCCTGTTGGAGTTTGCGTCGGTGTTACACTCGGAGTTGGTGTTGGAGTGCCAGTTCCTGTTTGTGTAGGACTAGAAGTTTGGGTCGGAGTTTGCGTTGGAGTTCCAGTATTAGTTTGAGTAACACTTGGGGTAGGAGTTGTCGTAGGGGTTGTTGTCGGTGTAACGAAAGGAGTTTGAGTTTGTGTTGCTGTAACTGATGGAGTTGGTGATGGAGGATTCAATTCATCAGGAGCAAACAAGTAGTTTGAGTTATCCTCATTTGAAGATATGAACTCTACATAATAATCATTTGTTGTATCAGCAGAAGTTGCGATCACAAGAGCTATACCTGTCTCAACAACATTATAGGCTAATGCAGGATCAGTATTTGGTGGAATCTGTGCTATTTGCTCACTTACGGTATAGGTATACTGACCTTCAAAAGGGAAGGCAATCTGACCTGCTCCCTGTCCTTCAACAAATACAAACTCATCATAACGATTTTGATATGATGATACATTAGGTAAAATGAAATTAACCTTTTGTTTTGTAAAGATGTGAACGAAAGAAAATAACCATTGTGGATTCGGTAATTCAGCATTTTGTGATACTGTTACCACCAATGTATTCTGTTGATTGGTTTTGATTATTAGCATGGTAATAAATATAACACAGGGAGAAATTAATCTCCCCGTGTTTATTTTAATAAGGAATTATTGAACTGAGATACCTTGAGCTATTGAAGCCAAAGAACCTGACAATTGATTCGCAGGATATGGTTCAAGTGCACCAAATGTGATGTTATATCCATTAGCGTCACCAAGACCTAATCCTGAAACGATTGTTCCTGCAGTTACGAAAGAACCATAAGTCTCTCCCATGAAGAAGTAGTCTCCGTTGTTATCTTCAAACACGATAGCTAATCTTTGAGATTGAGCCAATGTTTTTAAGATATTTCTTTTCGCCTGCTCCATTTTATTAAAGTATGAAACTAGCTCATCGCTATAAAAAACTGTTCCCGCTTCAAGTGAAGCATTTACAGTTGAAGTATAAGATGATGTAGTTCTGATAAGTTGGTATTCGTAGAAAGTTCCTGTTCCTGAAATTGCTGTGATAGTATCAGCAGTAGCACCAGTAGATGTTTTTGTGATTGAGGTAATATTATCCCAATCTGTAACCCACATAGTTTTTATACCACCGACATTGTCTCTACAATCAAGAACGATTCCAGCTGTTACATTACAAGCCATTTTATATGATTTAAAATTTCTAGTTTATTAGTTTGATAATGGAGAGGATTTCTCCCCTCCATCATTTATTTTTTTATCTGACAAAATTACAGACCGTTAGTCACAAAGAACTGAGGAAATGCGATAGCAGAACCAATTTTCCATGCTGACATTATTCTAACTTCTTGAAAATCAACGCTGAACCAAGCTCTGAAAGAATCTTCGTCTGACATTAAGTCAGTTCCAGCCATGAAATATTGTTGAGGTCCACAAGCGATAAGATCACTTGAAGCTGCATCCAATCCAGAAACGCCTACAACCTTAATGTTAGTTTGAGGGTGGAATGTTTCATAAACTTGACCCAATGTTGGTTCACTGAAATGGAAGTTATTAACTTGTCTGATTGACTTCAAATAGCATTTGAACTGTCTTTGAGACATGAAAATAACCAAGTCATCTCTACCATAGATGTTGTCATCCAACTCTTCAATGATATTATCAATCTGCTCAAGAACTTTCTCAGCTTTGTCTTGAATTGAAGTTCCTGTAACAGAACAAAGTGCTGTAGCACCTGTCAATTTAACAACACCAGCTGTGTTATCCAAAAGCTCAATGAAACCTGAGAAAGATGAAGAAGCTGAAGAAGCACCCCATAATAGGTTTTCATTATACCTTTTTATTTGTTTAGTTTGTAATTCTACGATCGCGTTTTCAAATGGAGCTTCAGTATTGTATGATCCATCAGAAAGATACTGACCCAACCATAGCGTGTTTAGCTCTTCCAAGCAAAGAGAAACATTCGTCTTCAGTGCCTGCACTGTTACTGGAACTACAGTAAAAGTTGTGTCACCACTATTTGACCAACCACAAGTTGTTCCTGTTTGAACAACAAGAGTTTCAGAAAGTAGGTTAACATTTTGTGTGCCCTTAATACCAGGAACCACATTTACATATTTCATCGTTTGAGGACTCAATACCGCTTCTGAGATAATGTCTGGAGACAATTGATCAACATATGCTGATAGACCCGCTAAATCGTATGAAAATTTCTGTCTTGATAATCCTTTAGATTTCATTTTGATATAGTTTTTATTTTTAGTTTTATTTTGATGAAAGCACTTCTTTCATCTTTTTGAATCTTTCAAACTTGTTGTCTGATTCAAAAGTTTTTTCTGTTATGGTTTTTTGGTTATACACCTTTTCACCTGCTGGTTCTTTTGAAAACTTCTGAAATTTTGATTCCAACTCAGCATTTTTTGTTGAGATTAAATCAATCTTATCTTCCAATTTTCTAAGAGCCATTGCAAAAATTTCAGCGATCTTTTCCTCAGACATTTTCTCCTCTTCAACATTGGACCTTTCGGTAATAACGCCGTCTTTGGTTACAAATCTGATTTTGTTCTCGTTTCCACTTTCGTCTTTTAATACTACTTGGTGTTCTCCATCAGGAGCTGGTGACTTAGCACCATCTTCACCAAGAACTTCAACTTTCTCACCAACATCAAATGTTGGAGATTCCAATTTAGCACCTTCAGCTGATTCAGCAATTGTGAATTTACCCTGTGCTTCCTTGTCTTTTTGGGATTGGATTCCGTCAATAGCTCCACCAACAATTGAGATGGATTTACCATCTTCTGTTTCGTAGACACCATCAGTCATTGCTGATAAGTTTCCATCATATTCAACCTTCTTTACTTGAAGACCTATTGCTGGCATATCACCACCAACTCTCATGATTGAACCATTTTTCAACTTGACATCACCAAACTTTTCAACCGCTGACATATCTTCGTCTTTAATATCCGCTTCTTCTTTTTCTTTTTCAACTTCCATATCACCCATCTTGATCTTGGAAATCTTACCATCAGAAACTTCAATTTCAGAACCATCGTCAAGCTTATGAACACCATCTGGTGCAGGAATCATTCCTTCTTCTGTAGAAATATAAATCGGAGCACCCAATTCCAACTCACCTTCAACTTGAACTGCCATTCCTTGTTCAGTCTTAGCAGAATAAAATTTCTGTGGAGCTAGATTGAGGATCTTCATTATCCTTTCTATTGCTTGCTTACTATTCATCGTTAATTGATTTTAGTATCGTCTTTATTTGGTTTATTTGTTTATCTTCTTTGGAGAATATAGATTTCTCAGCGAATAAACCTTCCACCGAAAAACCTGTAAGAGCCTTCTCTTTAATAAGTTTCCATACCTTATCATCATTCACCTTCATGGCAACAAACCAAGTTCCACTCGGTAGCTCAAAACCATACTTGTGGGATTTGTCATAGATCGGATCTTCTGATACCCAAGACTCTGTAATAAATACTTTGTCTGAACCTAACTTTCTTCCGTTGTGTTCAATACTTGTCTCGTCAGTTCTTTTTTGTTTTAAGAAACGATCTGCCATTTGTTTTATGGACTTCTTGGAAAAGAATACATAATATAAATTTCCAAGTGCATCATAACGATGTATCATTCTATTTGGCACCATTGCTGCTCCAACAAGGATCTTTTTATCCTCATCGTAAGCGAATGTCATTTTTTGTTTTTCTAATTGTTGTAGTTTTCTCTCAGACCATTTCAGACCAGCTTCTCCACCCCATGCATCATACATCAATTTTCCACAACCCTCTTCATAAGATTTTGATGATGTTAAATCACCCTTATGTCTTGAAAGATATGAATACATGCGCTTGATGGTATCAACTGAGATGTTTTCACCCTTACTGAGTTGCGAAGCTCTTTGTTTACCCACACCAGTTCCACAAGATCCCCAACCATTTTCCTCAGCATATTTAACTGCTCTCGCAGCTGCTGCTTTAACTCCCTCAGGATAGTCAGAAATACTTTCTGCAAAGTCGTCCTCAGTCATTTTAATTGGAACACAATTTGGAACTTCTTTACCATCCACCACTTTTGTCCCTATTGCCTCATACCCTTCCCAACAAGCATCTTCCAAACCGAATGCTTGACCAGTTCTTGGTTCACCTGGCTTCCAATCTGTTGGTGATGGATTAGCTTTTGTGGCATCATTTCTTGTATCAGGTCCAATAACAACATCATCAGTGATTAATCCTTGTGTAGATTTTGCATCATTGATAATCTTACCTTCTTTCTTATAAACAAGTCTTACCCATGCGTGTCTACAGTTGAATGATCCTCTCCATAAGAATATGTTATAAGAACCAAACTCAGGATTTGATAGTCTTTCAATATCTTCTATGGTGTAAACTCTATTCTTTCTGAGCATGTCAGCACAGAACTTTCTATTCTTTTCGTCTCTTGGACCAATGTATTTGTATCTTACTCTAATCTCGTCTGTGTCAAGTTGGGAATCAGCATTTGGATTTGAGAACTTCTGCTGTTGCATTGTATAAACAGTTGAAGGAGTAATCTTTTCTACTCTAACAACTTCCCAACCAGCTTTAATTAAATCAGAATAACTCTCACCAAGTTCATCAAGTTGAGGGTTATGATCACAGAAATCATCTTCAACAATTGTATATGGATTTAGTGTTTCCACCTCTTCCATTTGTTCCAATTGTGAGTTGAATGCCATCCATGGCTCATCATGAGCAGGTCTTGAAACTAATGATATAGCTTCAATACCAGCATCTTCAAATTCATCATCAATGAATAATTCAACTATTTTTGTTGTGCTCATCTCTTGTAAATATATTAGTGATTGATTTATACCACTTTTAGATAATAGATCTCTGTCTAATTACACGATCAAACTGTTGTTGATTGGATATCTCCGTAGCAGTAACATAAGTCTTAATTGGACTTTCTTGTAGGGTTCTAGCAATTGTTTCCCCAAGTGTATCTCTACTTTCTTTAAGATTGTTGTTAGCTGATGACCCAACTGATTGTGCTGCGAATTGTGGCATTGCACCATATGAGTTGATTGTTTCAAGTAATGGACCAAACATTTTTGATGACCTTGAATTAACAACAAACTCACCATTAGATAACATTGCTGATATTGAATCAGATTGTTGACCACCTTGACCATATACATAACCACCCTGTGCTCTCTTAACAGCATTCACCGCAATTGGAGGAGGTGGAGGAGTTGGGGTTGTTCCACCACCAGTTCCACCTGAGTCTGTGGGAACTTGAACAGCCAGGATTTTTTTAACATTCGCAATACCTGCTGCAACAGCCGCAGCTGCCGCGATAACACCGAGTGCTGGTCCCACAACAGGAATACCTGCTAACGAAGCATAAGCGGATACTGCGGATTGGTATGTGTCAATTGTTGTCTTAGCGATTGCAAAAGCCTTACCAGCCTTTGTGTCTTCACCAACTATCTTTGACAAGTTTCCGAATGCATCACCAATTGCAGATACTGTATCTTGTTTTGTTTTTCTTTCAAGTAGATCTAATTCTCTACGAGATTTTGAGATCTTGATTGAACGAGACAAATACTCTTGGTCATTGATTGCCCCTTTTTCTTTTAGAGCATCTATGTCGGCTTGGTATTGCGTTTGTGCCGCTCTTTGACCATCAAAATATTCCTTATCAAATCTCCTGAACTCATCATACTGTGAGTTAAGTCCATCCACCTGATTTTGGTAGGACATATCAAGGGTCTGTAATAAAGCATCTTGATATTGTTTGATTAGAGCTGCTCTCTCTTGTTCATTCAGATTTAAAGAGGTTGTGAGAGCTGTCTGTAATTCTTGATATATTCTAAGTTGTTCTTGGTAGTTTCCCCTATTAGCCTCAAGTTCTGTTTGTAGTCTTGTGAGTGTGTCTTTGTTGATTGCCTCATTTGCCAACTTGGCATACTTCTCTCTGAGTGCTGCCTTCTCAGCTTCTGACAACTCTTCATTCTGTAATTCTATCGCTAGTTTCTGATCGTAATAACTTTGTAGAGTTTGTAGATCAGTATTCTGTTTGTCAATTTCAAGTTGTGCTAACGCATCAAGTTCTTTAAGTTTTCTATCGTTTCTTTTCTTCTCATCAGCATTTACAGCATCTTCTAATTTCTTTGCATATTCCTGACGAGCTAACTCTTTCTGATTCTCATTATTACCTAACTCTTTAAGTTCAAGTGCTAATCTTTCATCAAGTAGTTTCTTGAGGTTCTCTCTATTTGTATTCTCACTCTCAATTTCTAACTTGATTGCAGCGTCTAATTCAGCCTTTCTATTCTTCTCTCTTTCCTTCTGTTGGTCAAGTTGGAAGTCTAATAAATTCTGTTGTAATTCCCTTCTGAGTTTTATGATCTCATCAGAGTAATTCTGTTCAGCACCTTTAAGTCTTTTGTTTGCTTGTTCAAGTAGAGCTATTCTCTTATTGATACCATTTTGACTTATGTTGAAAAGTTCTTGTTCTGTTTTACCAGCTATTTTTGCACGAGTGAGTTGAGCCTTTGTTTCTGCTTCAATGGTTGCAATTCCTCTCTCAGTTTCCTTTCTAACTTTCTCTTGTGCCTTGGCTAATGCTTCATTTGCCTTTGCCGCTTTGTCAGATCCTTCAGCTGCTTTCTCTGTGCCAGTAAAAAAATCAATCAGTAATGAAGCACCCGTTGATAAAAGTTGGATCAATAAACCAATACCTAAAGAAACCAAGACAGCTTTCAGTGCTATCAACGCACCAGTCCAAACTCTTGTGGCAACTGTTGCCGCTTTCTGTGCGAGTGTAACTGCTCCTGTGGAAACCACATTAGCCCCACCTGCGACAGTATTCGCAGCTAATGCACCTGTATTCTGTGTTTCAGCAGTTGTATTAACCTTTTTTACAGTGGTATTGGTGGATGTAACATTTGTATTTTTCGCTGTTGCATTAGTGTTATTACCGATTTGTTCAGAGAGTTTGTCTCTTATATCAATATTTTGTTGTAATTGATTTCCTAATTTGAATTGTTTTTCTGAGAAAGCATCAATTTCAGCACTTTCTGCTTTTGTAAATTCCCTAACTTCGCTTATCGCAATTAGTTCATCATATCTTTTTTCTTCTGCGGCAGATATAACATCAATCTGTGCTTGAGTTGCTTGAATGTTTTTTTCAACCTCAGCTTTTTGAGCGATCAGTTGTTCGGTTTGTTTTCTTATCGCATCTGTTTGTTGTGTAGTTGCTGCGACATTACCTAAAGCAGCCGCTTCACTCAGATCAAATCCTTCACTTACATTTTTCGTTGAGTTAAATAAATCCCCTTGTGTGTCAGCTAATTTTTTTGCTTCCTTATTTAAACCTGTTATATTATCAAAGATGCCAGCTAAGTCATTAACCAATCCTTTGAACTGATTTCCAATATCTTTAAGTGAGAAACTTGAGAATGTCTTTAATAATCCAATTGAGTTATCAAGCTTATTTGATACATCACCAATAGGACCAGGTAATAACGATAGGGTGTTGAAGAACTCCCCACCTTTGGTATTAACTCTCTGTAAGGAATCCTGAGTGTCATTGATTTTATTTCTCAATACCTCAAACTCTCTTGATCCCTCAGGTAATTTCTGTAGTTCTTGTTTGAATATTCTAAGTTGCTGTGTTAATGTGAGCGTCCTATCCGTCGCGATTGTTACATCGTTGGAGTCCACATTGAATACGAGCTTTAAATTTTTTGTGCTAGTTGCCATTTTCTAACCAATTGTTCATTAGTTTTATTGTTTCCTGATTTGAAACCAAGTCCCCTAATCTATCTCTCAATAGATCCATATACATCACGATCTGTCCTTCCAATAAATCTTGGTTTTTAATCTCCTCGTTATTAACAAATATTCTTATTTCCATAGTTTAATTTTTTTAAGCATTACATGCCGAATATGCGTTCTCACAAGTTACACTACCTCCTTGTAAATTTACAAGAGTATGTGATGATGAAGGAGTCACTGACCCTAACACACGATATACATTACATGGACTAGAACCCCCACCAGTATAGTAATATAATCCAACAGTTTTTGGTGTAGATGTTTTGAGATTTGATGTTGTTCCCGCAATACAATTATTTGGAGGGGCTGAGTCTTGAGCATAAAATCTAACTTCATAGTGGTAAAATGTTGCTGTTTTTGATGGTGTCGGAGTTGGTGATGGAGGAATAGTTTGTGTTGGGGTTGTGGTTTGTGTTGGGGTTGTGGTTTTTGTAGGTGTATTAGTAGGAGTTACTGTTGGTGTAGCAGTATTAGTTGGTGTTACCGTTGGTGTTGATGTTTGAGTAGCAGTAACAGTTGGCGTCGGCGTAGGTGTTGGTATGTTCTCAATAAAAAAATCAATATAGTTTGTGCAAATCCCTGTTGATTGACATCTTATATTAAATGCGTTATCAGGAACTGCTGATGTTTCATAACCATTCACTAATGCGGTCCTACTAACTCCTACAGCAAATGGCGTCGTGTAGTTATCGGCATCACTGTATAAATCAAATGGTCCTGTTGATGATCCCGCATATGTTAAAGTAATTAATACATTCATTTTTTTAATTTGTGCAGTTACCACAATTATTTGTGGCATTTATAAGTGTTACAAATGGGTATGACATGTTGGTTGGAACTTGTCTCCATATAGCTAATGCATTATATCCTGTTTGGTTATTATTAGGACATACATAAGTTTTATTATGATTTGTGCAATAGAATATACTAGGTGCAGCTTTTCCCTCAGGCCATTGAGTCAATGGTGTATAAGAGTTGAGATAATACAAACCACAACTTGTAAAGAAAAGGCATGAAATACCTGAAGATCCTTTTCTAGCTAAATAATAAGAATATGAATATACTTGTTGAGTTGGAGTTACAGTTGGAGTTACTGATGGTGTTAGTATCGGTGTCTTGGTAGGGGTGATTGTAGGTGTTGGCGTTGTCGGAATATAATAAGTCGCATTACCTTCTAATTCACAAGCTTGACAATCAGATAATCCGTTTACAGATACAAAGTTCCACTCTGTATATTCTTCTTGGAAACATGAAATACTATCATAAGTAAAATTGACATATGGATAAATGTATTCTATGAATGGTTGTCCCCTTTTGAATATTATTGTTTCGCTATCAACACCATTGGAAACAACAATGGTATAATCAGGATGATCTGATGGATCAACCCCACCTTGAACGCTGAATGTTAACTTACCATATTCATCATCATAAATTAGACCATCATTTGGACATTGAAAGGGAGCAATAAAATAAGTTCTACCTGAATAGAAACACATAACTGGCGGAGTGGGAGTTGGTGTTGGAGTTACTGATAAACATGATCCATCAATTTGTGCATTGTTCAAATTTATAATTGGTTTTGTGTCATCCATACAAATGGATTGTGTATATGATAGTGTTGACGCTGTAACAGAACCATCGCATGTTGTCCCTGAAATATATTTTGTTGTTCCTACTGGTCCGTTATGTATGTATGTTGTGCAGCTCATAATTAAACTTCTCTGATTAGTGTTGTATTGAATGCTTGGATTATATCATATAGTTCTGTAACCTCATCATAAACAAGTCCTGAACCTATCGTTACAAAGTTAAATGTGTTGTCATAGTATTGGATAGGAGTTCCATTGTTATTCATCGCAGCAATGTATATTTTTTGATTTATCGCAGCTACAGCTTGACCTGAATTACTTGTTCTAAGTGTTCCATTTCTATAAATGTTTTGACTCGTATTAGCTGTTGTTGATATACAGTATCCACCTTGTGGTAATGGTGATCCTGTTGTAGTATATCCTCCTGTGCTTGATACACCATAAAACTCTCTTGGTGTTCCCTCTTGTCCTATTACATTGTATTGTGATGAGTTTGAAGCTCCAATGTAATTCTTTCCTGATCCTGTATAAACAATGTTCTGAGTCATATAAACTGACATGTGCATATTGTTTAGAGTAAGAGCAGATGAGAATAAATGAGTATTAGCATATGCGTTTGAACCGTTGGATGTTGAACCACTATAACCATGTGTCCAACCACCATTGAATGAAAGTCTATAAGCAGCATCTGTATCGGCTGGATTTTTAGCATTGAACTTATTGGTAGCAGCAGATCCTCCTAAGAAAGGATACATTGCTGTGATCTTTGTGTATATTCCGGCATCTTTTAGATCCAAGAACAATTGGTTTGTTGCTGCTGACAGTGTGAAGTCTAATACTCCACCAGCAGTTACAACAGCATTTAGATATACTTCAGCATCAGTGTCATAAACAGGATTACAAGAGAAACAATCAATGTAAGAACCTGTTTCTTCCCATTGTGTAAATTGTGTATATGTTGTTGTTACACCTGACACACATTTAACAATTGAATTTGATGTATTGGTAATCTCATAGATATCTCCTGTTGTTTCAAGATTCGCTTGTGTTGATACGAATGTATATGTTCCACCTGAACTACATTCTACCCCATTATAGTAGAAGAACACCTCAGAAGGAATTTGTTGTGTTAAGTTGAATTGTGTTCTACCAGTGCAACCACAATTACCATAAACACTAACACCACTGAATGTGTAACCTGATGAAATGTAATAGTGCCTATAGTCATTCAGAGGATTGTAGTTTCCAATAGATACAGAATGACAACCAAGATTATTTAAGTTATCATCAAATAGTTCAACAAAATTACCTGCGTAAGCATATAAATGATAGTTGAGATCTGAGTTGGAATATCTTGTTGTTCCACTAGAACATGGAGTTAAAGTATATGATAGTTTTCTATGACCTTCATATTCTTTTGTCAGTTTTATAAGTTCAATATCACAAACACTTGGCTCCAACATATTAAAGTTGGTGATCTTATTAATTCTGAAATAGGTGTTATTGATTAGGATTTTTTCGTTCCATCTCAAACCTTGAACATCTTGTGGAAGAAGGTATATCTTACAAGAATATACTTTGTTCTCCTGACTTATTAGATCTTCAACATAAGGTTTGTAATAGATATCATATAAATCCTCAGCAACAAACTCAAAGTTTCTGCTTGTTACATTTGACTGATCCTCCCCACGATAATTGATGTAGTGACTAAATCCTGTATAGTTGAATGGATATGTTGTGAATCTATTTAGGTTTTGGAAACGATCCATCTGTGTAGATTCAATATAATATGTCTGATATTTTGTTGGTTGTGTTACAGTTCCACAAGTTGTTCCTGTAGATGTAAGTGTCACGGTAGGATAAGGGAAACATACAAGTGCTGCTCTTACTGTTGATGAATCACCACAATCGTTAATTGTATTTGATCCGACAGTAGGATAGAAAACTTGTTGATTACCAAAACAATCATCGTAATAGATAGGACAGGTAGATGTTGTGGTAAATGTAATACCACTTGAACAAGTTGATGAACCAGTTGTTGTTCCTGTTCCTCCAATATAACCATAGTTGTCATTTGGTAATGTAATACCTCTGAATATTAGTTTTGGTAATATCTTAAATGGAACAAATGTCTGTAAGGTAGTTCCTGATTGATCCTGAGTTTGAACCTTTGACATTGATGATACTGTAATGTATGGGGTAAAAACATTCCCAACTGTAATATCAATTGGGGATGAGAATATAAAATCAAACTTTGTTGTGTCATTCTTATATGGTAAGTTCAGATTGAATAAGTCTGAACCGAATACCCTATTGGCTTGTTTGAAGAAGTCATCATTGGCATAGTCTTGATCCTTCTTGAATTGAAATTCCAATGTTCCATTAACAAATGATGTTGTTGGTATTAAAGATTGTGTCTGAGCATAATCCACCTTTGTTGTCCAATCCAAAACCACTCCCTTACCAATATAATCCACAATCGGTTCAACAATCAATCTATCAGGAGCATCTGGATTTGGAACTACAATAAGATTAAACATCTTATTTATTGATGTAATGAAATCAATTTGTTTATAATCGTTCTCAGGGAACTCCAAAGCATAATCTATGGTTGATCCTGTTGGAATGAATCTCGGAGGATTAATGATTTGTTGAGTATATCCTGAGATAAAAGAAAATTCACCCAAGAAATAAAAACCGAAAGTAGATGTTCCTGTTATTATAAGAGACCTATCAATTGATACTGTTGATGGTTGGTTATCACAGAATGTGTTGGAGTAGATTACCTCTGTTGTGATACCATCATAAAAATAGAGAACAGCATAAGGGAATTGGAATAATGAATAGTCACAACCCTGAGTTGGATTTACTGTGAATGTAAATCTGAATTGATAGGTCTCTGAGAATTGTTCGTCTATTGTTATTCCTGTTGTGGTGCCTGAGAAACCTAAATCATTACAAGTGATGGCAGAGATTGGATTTAACCAAGTTGGTGTTGTTGGATTGGGTGTTAGAACTTGGTTTGAATAAGAATAACATGCTACCAAAGCATTTCTTGGATAGATAGTTTCATCCAAAAACTTTTGTGGTAAATAGAACTTTCTAAAATATGATGTATTCATGAAGTCTGATTCCAACTGATAACCAGCATCATTGAATATTTGTTCGTATAATGTTTTTACTTGTATTGATGGTTTGAAATAATAGTTGTTCAGTGGTGTTCCTGAGAAGTCAAAATATGGTGTGGTCGGAAAGTAATCAATCCCTGTTGTGGTTGCTGAGAATGGTGAGAATTGAACGAGTGGGGTTGTGTCAAAATTAACAAATGATTGGTTATTGAATTGATAGTATTCATAACCTATACTGTATAGTCCCCAAAATGTTTGACCATTTTGGTATGAGTAATCTGTAGCGCCCGTTAGAGCAAATAAGTCAGGATCAATCTGTGATTCAAAGATAACACCATCTGTATATGGGTGTGATAAACCAGATAGGTTAAGTTCAAATAAAAACTTATCCCCAATGTTTGCCATAAGATCTCCAATCTGATTATAGAAAGTTACAGCATAAATGATCTCACCTTTGTTTATTGTAACACCATTTAGTCTTATGTGACCCTGCATGATTTCATAACCATCCCACATAAGAACAGCATCAAACTTATCATTTGGGTCAAATGTGGTTGGGACAGCATTGACATCATAAAAGAAATTGAATACTTCGTTATTCTTTTTTGTGCCAGGTAAATTAAAATTCTGTGAATAATTTGAGTTCTTTTTTGTGATATCTTGTAATTCCGCAAATGAAAGAGACAGAAGCACAGGTTCATCTTGATATAAATCTAGATAAACATATTGGTTTTGTATTGTTGTTCTTATTTGAAGCATTAGATTGGTAAGTCGTAATTTCTATATGGAGTTAATTTCAGATCTATTGTGTATTGGAATAGTCTTTGGTATTTCTGTTGGAATACTTCAACTTCCTTATTTTGAACTACACAAGGAATTAGATAAGGATAAATATAGTCCTGATTTTCCTCAGGTAACCAGTTATTCTCAATCATATAGACATAAGGAGACATCAATAACTCCTCAATTATTTTACCATCATTTTGTGTAACGAAGTTTGAATCAACCGTCATTACTTCATCTACACTACCCCAAAATACTGTATCACTTGAATCATAAGCCTGTCTGTTCCACCATTGTGTGTTTAATGACTTCTGTGAGGAATAACTTTTTTTGTTAAGACCATATCTCTTTTGTGATTTTTTGGTAAAGGTATATGTGTCCCAAATTCCGTTTCTATTCATAAACAAGAAAGATATTGGATCGTTGAAACATTCATCTCCTACCATCTTGTATTGAACAATCTCTGATGATCCATATTCATCGTAGTCAATACCCAATACATCATTGGTTAGATAGATTGCAACATCTGAGTTTGTTCTAAGGACAGGATTTGGTTTGAATATACCATAGGCAATTCTCTGTTGCATATAACCATATGGAGCCACTGTTTGTAGGTTTGTTCTACTTGTATAATCCACAGGTGCGTTTTGTATTGCATCGTAGTTATACTGACCATTACCTTGTATCTTCTGACAATATACAATTGATTTAATATTGGTGGTATTGTTATAAAGTGGATTACCAGCATACATAAATCCAACAATGATTGGACATTTGTAATAGTGTGTTCTCCATCTTGTATTGTAGACATTAGATCCAAGTATTGTCATTGGTATTGTTTCATTACCATATGTTGACATGAATTGTGCTCTTGTTGCACCTGTGCTAGCGGACCAGTTATAAACATTGGTGTCAAGGTAGTTATACTGACCAGTAAGGTTATTACCTGAGTAATAATATTTCTGAGACATCTGTTTGTTCTCTTGAACACCAGGCCAGATCATAACCCCATAAGGTTGTGTCTGTGCTGAATATGGAGATATTGTTCCACCTGTATAAGATGTATATGCAGAAAAGTTTGTTGGGACTATTGTTGTTGATGTCCCACCAGAAGTAAATTGAACCCCAAATAGACAACGATATTCATTGATCTGATAGATATTACTAAATCCTTCATAACCTCCGTTAAATCCATTAGAAAACGATATGGTGGAGGTTCTATCATTTACAATTGTTGCTTGTGATGTTGATAACTCCACAGATGTTGTATCTGAATCTGCAACTCTAACAAGATAAGGATTTGTCTGAGCTGATGTGGTAGCTGAAGTTGGGATTGCACCGAGATTTCTTGGGTTTTTATCTACAAGGTTTGTGATAATTGTTTCCACATTGAAAATACAATTACCATATTCGTTGGATGGAACTAATATACGACCTACTTTTCCGTAGTCTTGTGTTGATCCACTATCGTTTCTATAAGGGTTCTTGTAAATATCTACAACCAATCTTATATCGGTATAGGCTGAATAATCGTTGAGAGCCACATTCCATGTATGATCAGCATGAGCTGGTGTCATTCCGAGTGGCATTTGTTTTATGGTAAGGTCTAAACTCATTCTGTTCTTACTGAAGTTAAATAAACATCAATCTTTTTATCCAAAAATTGATTTATGTCCTCATCAACCGCATTTAATAAAAGCTCATATTCGGCTCTAACATCAGGTGGTAAGTTGGTAGGTAGGTTATCCAACACATTACTGAATTGACCAATTGCTTTATCATAAATATTAGCAGGACGGATACCATAACGAAAAATACTCTTTTGTATGGCAAAGGCTAGACTAAGTGATTTCTGTGCGTCACTCTGTCTTAGGTTTCTGTCTTCAATCCAATCAAGTAAAACACTAACAGGTATCGGATGTTTACCTTTTAGTTTTCTTGATTTATTGATAGCATAGGATATACCTTTTCTTTCAAATTCTACATCGGGTTTGATCCCTCTGATTTTGATCCATTGAAGTAATGAATCAATCGGAACTCTTTTTTTACCAGGTTTTCTACCCAAGTTTACAGAATCAAAATAGTCAGCATAGGTGATTACAAGTTCAGATGGTTGGTCCTGAGTTGCTGGCATGACTGTTGCTGTAAGTGAATTGTATAAATTACCTGAAGCAAACTTATTTCCAACACCTCTTTGTTCAGGATTACCATAAGGATATATTCTTTCCTTAATCTTCTTTTTCATAAGATTGACAAGGAGAGTTCCGAATCTTTGTAATTCTTTATCTGTTAATTCAAACATTTTTAAAAATTATTTACATGTAGATGGAATCCAATCAGTCCACCAGCAATTGACGCAGTTGAAGATTGAGCAGATGTTATTGTTGAATAAGAAAAAGATGAATCAAATGTTGATGCTCCTGAAAATACTAATCTATTCCCATTATACCTCAAACCAATTACATATGCACCTGCCGTAAGAGATGGAACTACACCCAATGATGCTCCTTCAAATTGTGTGGAAGGAAATGATGAAAACGGAACAATAAATCTAACTGTTGGTTGGACACCTGAGTTTGAATATTTTGCCATCAAGAAATAAACCCCTGACCCTGTCCCTGAAAAACTTATATTCCCTCCACTGAATGGTATGGTTTGTTCAGTAGCAGAAGTCAAACCTGTTAATGTTTGCACTGATCCAACTCTTTCAGCAGGATATAGACCATTAACTCCAGACTGTGCTGTATAAAAAGCAACTTCTAAAACATCGGATGTTGATGTGATTGTTCCTACACGATAGGTCATCGCAGAATAAGAATAGATGCCTGTGTCATAAAAAGCAAAGGCTTGGAGAATATTCTGTGTTCCTGCTGCTTGTTGAACACCTGTCGCTGCTCCTATTCCAAGACCTGTGTATCTCGGTTTTAAATTCTGATATGAATAATAATTGTCAATGTTGGTTCTACCTGTTGAAACCTTCATCGTTGTTGCATTACCGAGACCATCTTCTAATGATTGAAGTGTTGATGTTAATCCTGAAGTTGAGTCAGCTAATTTTAATAATCCTTGATATGTGGATTGTATTGTTTGTCCACTTAAAGTAGCCATATAATTAATTTTTGTTTTTTATTTATACTGTGTTCCAAAGTCCTGTTTGATTATTCCAATCCACATTTGTTGTGTTCCATACTGCTGCCCCGCCTGCTGGTGTTGTGCTTGGTGTCGGTGTGAATGTAGGTGTTACGGATGGGGTTGGTGTCATACTAGAACTTGGGGTCTGTGTTTGCGTATTTGTTGGTGTCATTGTAACCGTTGGTGTATTTGTATTAGTTGGAGTAACGGTTGGAGTATTTGTAGTAGTTGTAGTAACGGTTGGAGTAGGCGTCGGTCCGATCGGTAAGATTAGATCCACAGGACAAGGACATCCTGACAATGTATAACTATAAACATCAAA